CCGAACAGGGCGGCGATGCAGCTGTCGGTGTCTTCGGCGCGCAACGCGTTGCGAAACGCCTTCTGCTGGCGCCCGGTCGGGAAGTGAACCTCGACAACGTCCCCGGAGGGCAGCGGGAGCTGCAGGGGCTCCCGCTGCGACTCCAGGACGTACTGGTCGAAGCTCTTGAGCTTCTTCACTCACTTCCCCGCGACACCGGGCTGGGCGGCGCCGGCGGGGACGCGGCGGTGTGCTTGTCCGCCCGGGAGTAGCCCTGGCAGAGCAGGTCGTTGGCCTCCTCGGCGGTGCCGGCCACCCACGGGTTGCCGTTCGGGTCGACCAGGTGGATTTCCTCGGCCATGGTGGCGCGCTCCTTGTCTGTGTGTATCGGTCATTCGGACACTGCGGGAACGAGCAGGGAAACGATCAGGAGAACTGCATGGCGGCGGTCCGCGAGGCCCAGCCGGGGCCACCGTAGAGGTGCCGCACGGCGTAGCCGAGGACCCCGTCGGTGTACGCGGTGTAGGTCACGTCCCGGTTGATGCTATCGACCCCATCGGAGATTTTGATGTTGCCCACCGCGGTCATCGTGACCCGGGGCAGGTCCATCGCCACGAAGATCGAGTCGGTGCCGATGCCGTCCGTCCACAGGATCAGCATCCGCAGCGGGATGGTGGTCGGGCGGACCGGCTCGGTGAAGTTCAGCTCGCTGGTGGACACGGTCAGGATGGTGCCGCCGAGGGAGACCGTGTGGTACGCCTCCAACGTGATCCGCTTGGTCTCCTGCATGGAGAACTTGACCGTGACCTCGTTGCGGGTGATGTCGTTGCGGGTGGGGGTCAGCTGGCCGACCGACATGGTGGGCACGGTGGCGATCTGCCGGGCCACGTCGATGCCCTGCGCCTTGTCCAGGTAGCCGACGTCGACGTAGCCCGCGGGCAGCGCGTTGAGCGCGTTGGCCGCGCCGGCGCCGGTGGTCAGCGAGACGGGCGGGGTGGTCGTCATCGGCGCCAGGAACACATCGGCATCGAGGGACTTGCGGATGAAGTCGGTGTTGCGCTGCTGAACGGACGAGTACGTGACCACAGTGGACCTCCGAAGGGGAACTACGATGTCCGGCGGACTCACCGGCCGGTGGACGTGCAGGACGAAATTGCGGAGTGGCCTTGCGCTGTGACCGCTCAGGTCATGCTCAGGTGGTGCGCAGCCGCCGCATGGACAGCTGGTAGACCGCCACGACCAGGCGTAAGTCCTGGTCGGGGTACGGGAACAGTTGCGGGGACGCGATGCTGATCGTGTAGTCGATGCAGGCGACGTTGTCCCCGAGCGGCACCCCGGTGTGCGGGGCGGCCAGGATCAGCTGCCGGGCCCGCTCGCTCAGCGACCAGGCGCCGGGCCGGTCCACGGCGAAGACCGCCACCTCCAGGTGGGCGTGGTCGGTCAGGCCGTCGTCCTCGCCGCCGACCCGGGTGAGCGCGATCAGCGGCGGGACCAGGGTCGTCGGGGTGGCGGTCACCGTGGTCACCCCCAGCGGGGCGAGCACCGCGCGGGCCACCTGTTCGGCGTCGGGGTAGACCCCGAGCAGCTCGGTCACACCGCCCGCCTCCTCGTGGCGCCCTGCAGCCCGGCCACCGGTCGGACCCCGACCTGGCCGTACAGCAGCCGCCGCCGGGCCCGCAACCGGGCCGCGTTCGGGGACCCCGCCGGTGGCGGCTGGGTGCCGGCCGCCGGTGGGGGAGCGCCGCCGGCATACGTGGCAACGGCGCTACCAGCCGCCCCGCCGCCGAGCAGGGCCAACCCTCCCAGCCCACCGACGCCGGCACCCAGGCTGTAGCCGCCGCGCGGGCTCAGGAACCGGCGCAGCGACGGGCGGGTGGGCAGGTAGAACGAGGCCTTGAACGGGCTCGACCCGGGCAGCAGCCGGCGCACCAGGTAGCCCCCGGTGTAGCGGCCCCGGGTGCGCCGGGACACCCGGCGGTTCAACCCGCTGGTCGTCGCCCGCCGGGGACGCGGCGGGCCGAAGTTCCGGATGATCCCCGGGTGCGCCACGGTGGGGTCGCTGACCGCGTCCGCGGACCGACCCAGGGTGTGGTAGCCGTAGTCGAGCTCCACCCGCGTCGCGTAGGGCAACGTGGAGCCGACCGCGACGGCCACCCGGCCCCGGCTCTCGTACGGCGCCCCGATCTCGATGGACTCCCGGTACAGCCCGGGGTGCTCGTCCTCGCCGATCGGGGCGATCGACTGGGCGTGCGCCTTGAGCTGCTCGGCCTTGCGCAGCGCGACCACGGCCGCCTCCGGGCCCCGCAACCAGCCCTCGGCCCCGTGAAAGTCCGGTGTGTAGCGCATTCGGTATCCTCCCGGGTCATGGCGTACGGACACGCTCCGCGGGGCCTGGTCGGGGTCCTGCAGGTGGTCGAGGAGTCCCTGCGGTACCTGCACCACGAGCTCGGGCAGCCCCCGCCGGACCCGGTGGACCTGGAGACCGAGGCGATGGCGCTGATCCGGGGGATCTACGGGACGGGCTGGTACCTGCACCCGTCGCCGGTCGGCTTGGCCGAGGCGGACGTCATGGAGTCGTTCAGCCCGTCGCCCGGACCAGCGCGAAGCGATGCGCCGGAGCCCAGCCGGTGAACGGGCTGGCGTAGGTCCGGGCGTCGCCGTCGACGTTCCAGCGGGTCCCGTCCGGCAGCTCGACCAGGTCCGAGGGGACCACATCGGAGCCGGGCGGGGCGTACACCCACAGCCGGGTGACCACGGTCGCGCGGGCCCCGCCCTCGGTGGTCTCCAGGGTGGACCGCCGGGTCACCGCGCAGCCGGGCACGGCGTGCGTGGACCGCGAGGTGTAGTCCCCGTAGGCGTCGCGGGTGCGCCGGATCACGGTCAGCGTCTGCCCGTTGCGGAACGGGGCGCCCGGGCTCATCCCCGTAGCTCCACGGTGCGCCGCCCGCCGGACCGGTAGGCGTTGAGCACGGCGCGGTCCGCGGCGCCCAGCGCCAGCGGCCCGCTGGCCGGCTGGCGGTCCCCGGCGATCCGGTAGGAGTCATCCCCCACGGTCTCCGCGGCCAGGTACCCGCGCCCGGGCAGGATCTGGGTGCGGACCACCATGCCGGCCACCACGGCCACGATGTCGGCCGGGATCACGTCATAGCCGTGGGTGTAGGTGACCTCCACCAGCTGCGTGTCCTGACCGAGGTCGTACAGCGCCTCCGGCAGGTTGATCACGTACAGGGCCGGGCCGCCGGCCACCCAGATCTTGTCGTGGCCGTCGAAGAACCAGGTGGGCAGCGCCGTCCGGATCCCACCGAGGCCGATCGCGGAAATCGCCTCCACCGAGATCACCGGGCGGTTGGTGAGCTTCACCGCCTCCCCAGACGCACGAAATACGTCCGTGGTCTGGCTCTGCGTGAAGTCGCGGCGTGTGTAGTTGCGGACCACGGCGCTCGCGTCTTCGAGCATGACCTGGACCTGTACGCGCTCCTCATCCACCACGGCGCGGCCGATGCGGGCCTCGACATCAGTGATCTGAGCCAGCGTAGAGAGGGCCATTGCGTCCCACCTCCTCAGCGAGGTCACACCAGCGGTTCATGTCCGCGATCGGGTCCTGGCGGGCAGCGACCTGCCGGGCGTGGTGCGAGGCGATCGACCAGCCCCGCGAGCTGCGCAGGTAGCGGATGGCCGCCACCCAGCCCTCCGGGTCGTCGCGGTCCACGAAGGTGCCGGCGTCACCGAGGGCCTCCCGCAGCCCCGGGGTGGGGTGCGCGATCGTCGGGATCCCCGAACAGGCCGCCTCCACCGCGGTGCGGCCGTAGCTCTCGTACTTCGAGGGCATCAGCAGAATCTTGGTCCGGGCGTAGACGGTGGCCGCCATCTCCGACCCCGGGATGTGCTCCTGCACGGTGACGTTGGGCAGGTCGTGGATCTCCTGCTCGCCGTAGCCGCCCTTGACCGCCAGGAACGGCACCTCGGGCAGCTGCTCGGCCAGCCACCAGAACAGCTTGGCGCCCTTGTTGGCCCACATGTTGATCAACGTGACGTGCCGGCCGGGGGACGCCGACGGGCTGGCGTACTCGCTGGCCAGCACCGGCGGGTGCACCATGATCGAGCACGGCGGGATGCCGCCGATGGCGTACTCGGCGAGGAAGTCCTCGTACTCCGCGCGCACCCACTCGGCGTGGTAGGTGACCAGGTCCGAGGGCCCGCGGGCGACCATCTCCATGGAGAAGTCGAAGGTGTTGTGGATCAGGTGGCAGAGCGGGATGCCGTGCATCCGGCACAGGATCGCCGAGCGCACCGTGGAGTCCAGATAGGTGATCACCAGGTCCGGCCGCCGCTGCGGGTCACCGAACCAGAGCAGCGGGTCCGCCGGCCCGTCGTAGGGATACACGTGCATCCCGTCGATCATGTAGGGGTCGCCGTCTTGCACGGTCAGCGACACGTCCACCCGGTGCCCGCGCGCGGCCAGGTGGCGCAGCAGCGCGAACGCGGTCATCTCCGCCCCGGCGCAGTGCTGAGGTGGGAACGCGTGGACGAGCACCAGGACACGCACGTGACAAGCACCTTTCTCGTAAGGGTGAAGGGGCCCGCCGGGGACGGAGCGCACCATCCCCGGCGGGCCTCCCGACAGATTTCCAGGGGGACCCGGAAATCTGTCAGCTCTGCTGCCCGGCCGGCGCCCGGAGGACACCGAACGGGTACCGCGTGGCCGCATTGGGCCGCAGCGACGTGACCGGGTTGGCCACCGCCCAGGCCAATCTCATGGTGACGCGCATCGCCTGGCCGTCGTTCTGCATGGCGTTCCACACCACGACACCGGCGGCGTCGTTGATGATTCCCTGGTCGAACATCTTGAAGCTGATGTCCTGCCGCATACCGAGCAGCGCCATGGTCCAGTCACCCATGACCAGATCGCACAGGGTGGAATCCCAGGCCCCGTTGAGCACCTCCGATGCCGGGTAGCCGTAGAGGCTGCCACCGGACCCGTGCTGCAGGTCCGGCTGGTAGATCGGCAGGCCCTGGCTCGAACGGGTCTGCATCAGCTTCCACTTGAACCCGGGCCGGGTCGCCCACCCGGAGACGTTGGTGATGCCCTCCTTGGTGACCTTCTCCGCGAGCACCGCCAGGTCCACCCCGATGTCCACGGCGGTGCCGCTCGTAACGGTGTTACCTGCGGCGATGGCCGCCGGCACGATCCCCTGCGACCAGGTGGCCGGGGACCCGGTACCGAACAGGCAGGCCTGGTCGATGGTCTTGCCGAACGCCTCGGTGATCCTCGGCCGCAGCTGGTCCCAGATCGGGAACGCGGCGTCCGCGAGGTAGGAGTCCGGCACCGGGACCACGACCGCGATCTCCTCGACGATGAGGTTCACGCCGGTCCACGCCTGCTTGGTGGTGCGCTTGAGGCCCATGTCCGGAATCGCCTGCGACACGAAATAGGCGGTGGGAAGGACATCGAGCACGGGCTGGCGCAGGGTGGAGGTGCTCATGTGCACCTGCTTGGCCAGCTTGAGCGTGGCGCATTCGTTCGGCAGCTTCTGGATGATCTCCTGCGCGAGCGGCTGAGGCACCAGCGGATCGGTCACCGACCCGGCGGCGCCGGCCCGACCGGTGTACTGGTCATAGGGGGTAGGCACGGTGGACTCCTTCTATTCGGGGCAGCGACAAAAGGGCCGGGCCGTGGTTTACGTCCGGTCAGCTGCGAAATTGCGCGGTCATTGGAAGCCGGCCATCCGACGAATCAGGTCATCGGGGCTCTCGGGCGGTCGAGCGGTACTGCGGGCGCCCTGGCGCAGATTCGCCGGACCCGCGGGGACCCCGGTCAGTTCATCGAGGTCGTCCTTGAGCGCCTTGGCCTCGGCCTTGGCCTCGGACTCGGTGGTGGCGCTCATCCGGGTTGCCCACTTCACCGGCAGCCCGGCCGCCTCGGCGGCGGTGGTGCGCAGGTCCCGCAGCTCGTAGTTGGCCAGCCTGTCGCTGGACTCCTTGAGCTGCGCGGCCAGGCGCTCCTCCTTGGTCTTGGCCGCGTCCTCGATCAGCGCGAGCCGCCTGGCGGCGTCGGCATTGGTCTTGGCCGCCGCCTCGTGCTTGCGGGCCATCGCCTTCCACTTGGCGATCTCGTCCCCCTGGTCGTCGCCGCCCGTGTCGGGCGGCGGGGCCGGCGGGGTCGTGGTCGCGGGCGTGGTGGGCGGGACCGGCGGCGTGCCCTCGGGCGTGGTTCCGTCGGTGGTCGGTGCAGTCATGCGGGAACTCCCATGTCGGGGAAGGACAAAGGCCCCGCCATGTCGGCAGGGCCCGTGGTGCAGGTGAAACAGT